AGCACGATCGCCGCGCTGAAGAAGGAACAGCGCGAGCGTGGCATGCGCGAGGCACTGACGAAGCTCGACGCCGAAGCCAAGGCTGCCGGTTTCAACTCCTACGAGGAGATGAAGCAGGCAGCGGCACAGGCGAAGCGCGCTCCCGCAAGCCGTCCTCAGCAACAGGCTCCGGCGCAAGGCGGGCAGAGCAACGGTGCGAGCCGTCGCGAAGCCGAAGCCTACCAGCGCCAGATCAAGGAGCTGGAGGACCGCGTCCGTACGCTCCAGAAGGAGAACTCGCGTCTCGCCAAGAAGGCGCGCGAGATCGAACGCACCTCGCTCGAAAAGCAGGGTGAGCTCGAGCTCCATCTGAGCGCCGTGAAGGCCGGTGTGAAGGACCCTGACGTTGCCGTCGCACTCCTGCGCAAGTCGATTCCGCAGCGCATGGAAGGCGAAGACAACAAGGCGTACCACGACCGCCTCGCGAAGTTCGACGAAGCGAAGTATTGGGACCAGCTCCGTGAGCAGCGCCCGTACCTCTTCGGCGAGCAGACCGCAGCTCCCGCTCCCGTCGTGAAGCCTGCCTCGACCGGCAACGGTTCGGGCGTGCCGGCGACGAAGCAGCCCGGAGCGAACCCGGCGCCTCCTGCACCGCCCGCAAACGGCAGTGCGAAGAACGCCCGCGACATGAGCCCGGCAGAGCTGCGCAAGCGCATGGAGGAACTCGGACTCGATCCGACCCTCGCAGACTGATTCGCAGGGCACGGCGAAGACTGCGCGGTGCCTTGAAGAGACGAAGCAACGACCGCTCACCCGGATGGTGGGCGTACCAGGAGAGAAACCGTGCCCGACTTTTCTGTCATCGCGCAGACACCCACCGTCCGAGCCATCGTGCAGGACGGCCTCCTCGAGCGTGTGTTCCACAACGCGCTCTTCCCCCGCCTCATGTTCCGCGGCGAGGCTGTGCCGCAGAAGTGGCCGGGCAACGTCGGTGACACGATGGTGTTCACCGGTGAAGGTCTGATCCCGCCGGATGCGTCGCCGCTGATCCCGGGACAGGACCCGGACACAGCCACCGCTCCGTTCGAGCAGTGGACGGCCCAGATCCAGCAGTACGGCAAGCCGGCCATCGACACCGCGATGCCGACCGACGCCGTGGCGCTGGGCAAGCTGTTCCTGTCGAACGCGCGTCGCCTCGGTCTCGCGGCGTCGCAGGCGATCAACCGCGCCGTTCGCGACCGCATGTATAACGCGGCCGAGTCCGGCTGGACGGTTGTCGACGGTCCGTTCGCCGGCGTCGCGACGATCCGCGTGAAGCGCCTCAACGGCCTCACGCGCGCCCGCAATCCGAACCTCGCGAACGGCGCGCAGGTGAAGTTCGACCTCGTGTCGACGAACAACCCGCTGTCCGTCTCGATCTTCGACAACGGCGCGGCGGCGACGTTCAGCATCATCGCGTTCCAGGCGGACACCCCCGGGGACGAAACCGGCCCCGGCACGATCACGCTGAGCGGCAACGTCACCAACGTGCTCGACCGCGCGTTCGTGAAGACGATCGACCGCAGCGATCTCGTGCTCGTCGGCGGCGGCAACAAGGTCGACGACGTCGGTTCGACGGACGTGCCCACGTTCACGGACGTGCGTTCGTGCCTCACGAACCTCCAGCAGAACAACGTGCCCGTCCATCCCGACGGCCGTTACCACTGCCACATGAGCCCGGTGACGCAGGCGCGCCTGTACGACACCGCCGAGTTCCAGCGCCTCAACACGGCGCTGCCGGACTACTACTATTATCGGCAGTACGCCCTCGGCGAGTTCATGGGGATCCTCTTCCTGAACAACACCGAGTGCCCGCAGTCGACGACGGTGGTCGGTGGTTCGACGGCGACGTTCGATCAGCGCGATCCGTTCGCGCCCGAGCTGTTCAACAACGGCAACGCCGCGACCGGCACGCCGCTGTTCCGCGCGCTCTTCACGGGCCAGGGCGGCATCTACGAATACTGGATGGACCAGGACGCGCTCATCACCGAAGCCGGTCTGAACGGCAAGGTCGGTCAGCCGTCGATCTCCAACAACGGCATCGAGGTGCTGAGCGAGCGCATCAAGCTCATCATCCGCGCCCCGATCGACCGCCTCCAGCAGATCGTGTCGATGGCGTGGTCGCTGTTCGCCGACTGGCCTGTCCGCACGGACGCCGCCACGGGCGACGCGGCGCGCTACAAGCGCTTTGTTTCGTTGGTGCATGCGTGACGAACGCTTGTAGTCTGTGCGCTGGGCATGGTAGCTCAGCGCATGGGCTGCAAGATCTGTAACGGAGACCACGGGTACACACGATGTCCGCAACCACTCACTGCCCCGGCGTCACCGCAGAAGCTAGGGGAGTCCCTCACGGACTACCATCAGCGGCTGCGATACAACGCCTACATGCGCGAGTGGACGGTCAGGAAGATGGCCGACCCGGACTATCGCTCCAAGGTGCGCGCGCAGCAAAACGCACGCGCCAAGGCACACCCGGACTCGCCCGCGCGTGTACGTTCGCGCAAGCACATGCGCCAAAAGGCTGCGTGGCTTGCCGAGCAGAAAGCGAAGCCGTGCATGGATTGCGGCGGAACGTTTCCGTCGGAGTGCATGCAGTTCGATCATCGGCCTGGCGAAATGAAGTCGTTCAACATCAGCATGCGGGCACGGTCGACGCATGCGCGCGTTCTCGCGGAGATCGCCAAGTGCGATCTTGTCTGCGCGAACTGCCATGCAATACGGACCGCGCAGCGAAAGCGGGCGCAGCTCAAACCGCAGGAGGCGGTGTACGTTCAACCGGCGCGTAGCGCCGGCAAGGTGTGTGGGCCTTCGGGCCCACCTTCGAGTGCGAAGAACCTTCGGTTCTTCTTTCGAGCACGCCCGGCAAGGCAGCTCGGCACTCACCCGACCTGTGTCTGTCCCTTCGGGGCCGGACCGTGCCAATGGTCGGTCGTCCCTTGGGTGCTGTGATCCGTGCAGGACTGGTCTCCTGCGTTCGATCCTCCACCCTGTTCGGGAGCAAACCCTGGTCATTGACCATGGAACCGCTCCCTGTCTCCGATGGCGTGAAGTAGTCAGCGCTTCGGCGCTCGTACCACTTCAAGGGTTGCAGTGACTCTCGCAAGTTTCACGGACCTGGCAGACGCGCAGACCAAGACTCGGTTCCCCACGGCAGGGTTATGCCGGTCACACCGAGACACCGATCCGCACAGACGCCGCCATCACCTTTTCACCCCGCGCGAACAGACGCGGAGGAGTCCGAAGGAAGGAAGCCATGGCTGGACCCGCACCGAAGAAGCCCTCGACCGCAACCCCTCCCAGCGATCCGCTCGAGCTCGCGAAGATGGGGAGCGAGACCGCCGGCACACCGGTGATGGCGCAGTCCGCCGTGGCTCCCGAACCGCCGCCCGAGCCCGAAGCTCCGAAGTCGGAGTCGCTGCCCCCGCCGCCTGCACCTCCGCCGCCTCCCGCGGTGAAGGAGCAGAAGTACCTAGTGCTGAACGACAAGATCGTTCGCATCGGCAACGCGGGATGGCAGTCGACGCAGCTCCGCAAGGGCAAGATCGTGTCGAACCATTCGTACGACATCGAACAGCTCCGCGCGCAGGGCGTGCTCCTGCAGCCGATGCCCGAGTGACGTTGGAGGAGGTAGTGATTCGTCGTGTCGCTCAGCCCACTGGACCGTGACCGCGTCAAGTTCCATCTCGGCTACGTCTCGACGTCGTCTGCCGCCTCGCTCCAATTCGGTCTCGCTGTTCCGATGCAGACCCTCTTCCTTGTCGAAGAGGCGATGAACCAGGTCCCGGCGATCGCTGTGCCTCGCGTGCAGATGATCCTCGGGATTCTCGACAACCTGATCTTCGGCAAGCTCGTCGAGGCCCAGGACTTCCTCGTTGCAGCACGCATGGGCGACATGACGTTGCGCGATGCGAAGCGCGGCGAGACGCACCCCGACCTGCTGCGCCGCGAGCTCGTGTTCTACGCGAACCTGCTCTGCGACACGCTCGGCGTTCCCTTCTATCCGTTCGCAGCGCGGTTCCGTAACGGGGCCGGCGCCGGCAACGGCCGGGTGCGGATGTGACCAAGCCGCGCGCACCATTCACGAACCTCACCGGGGACCAGTACGCGAACACGCTGGTGCAGAAGCTCACGCCCGTAGCCGACAGGATCCGCGACCTGAGGACGCGGCTCGGCGGCGTGCCGTACCAGGTGTCGCTCGTGCGCACGCGCTGGAGCGGTGGCCGCCGCAACCACGGCACCGAAGAGGTCGTCTCGGTGACGCCGATCCTGCCGACGCCGAAGGTGCAGGCGCTTGACTCGATGAACCAGGTGCTCCAGTCCGCAGGTCTCGACGAAGTCGGCACCATCCGTGTGACCGACATCTCGCCGGCGTACACGGAGGACCAGCTCGTGGGCGTGGGGCCGCAGGGCGAGCCGATTCCGAGCGACGAGAACTTCTACTGGGAGATCACCTTCCCGCGTCCGCTGCCGCAGATGGCGGTGCAGCGTCGGTACACGGTGAGCGGCGTGCCGAACTACAACCCGACCCGCTTCGGGTGGTCGGTGGCGCTGATGAAGGCAGGCGAGGAGCGCGATCGCGTCACCGGGACGCCGGGGAGCGACTGATGGCTGGCCCCGTCGCGATCACGGTCAACCTCGGCGACCTCGGCAAGCTGGAGAAGAAGCTCGGCTCGCGCCTCAACCTCGTGCTGCGCCGCGCGTCCCTCTCCGCCGCCATGCGCTCTGTCGCGTACATGCAGCAACGCACCCGCACCGCGATGCCGGCGAACCCTTCGGGCATCGGCTCGGGCGGCGCAGTCAACACCGGTGCGTACCTGCGCGCGTGGCGCACGGGGCAGTCGCCACAGGGCGCGTCGGTCTACAACTCGTCGAAGTACGCGGGCGTGATCGAGCTCGGTCGCCGCACCGGCAAGGTGCCCCCGCGTGAGGCGATCGCACGCTGGGCGCAGCGCCGGCTCGGGCTGGACGAGAAGGACGCACGCGCTGCCGCATACCCGATCGCTCGAGCGATTGCGCGTCGCGGCCTCGTGGGGCGCTACGTGATGACCGCACCGGAAGCGATGCGGAAGATGGCCGACTTCTTCGTCGAGGAGTTCGAGAAGGAGTTGGACAAGGTCCTCTCGGAGAGCGCGGGGCGATGAGCTACACGCGCGACCCGAACGAAGCACCGCCGCCTCCCGGTGGCACCGTGCTCATCACGAGCCCCGAAGCGCCGCTGCCGGGACCGGAGTTCACGCTCGTGCGCGAGACCGACGCACGCACGGCGATGACACGCGGTCTGCAGGAGTACATCGAGCAGCTCTCGATCGACTGGGACGGCGGGCGCAGCGAGCGCTTCAAGCACGTCACCGACACCTGGGCCGAAGCGGAGGAGCGTCTCGCGTTCCCCTCTGCCGCGGTGTACTCGATGGACACGATGAGCTACGGCGGCGACGAAGAGTCGCCGATGACGCCCACGACGCGCACCGACGGGGCGACCAACACCCAGTACATCCTGCCCAACGAGTGCGTGCTCCAGATCACCGTGGAGCTGTGGTGCCAGGATCCCGGGCAGCGCATGGCCGTCGTCGGCATGCTCGAGGACGCATTCAATCCCGTGGAGTGGCTCTACGGCTTCCGCCTTTATTTGCCGCACTATCACGGGCAGATTGCGGAATTCAATGTGCTCGGAATGAGCTATCTTGATTCCGAAGAAGACGCGAAGCGTCGGTATCGGAAGGCTGTCTTCGTGCTCACGGGCCGCGTGCCCTTGGTGCGCGTGCTGGGTCCGGGCGTTCGTATGCAGACGCGAGTGCCTATGTCGTTCAACAGTTCAAGCACTCCCGCGAGCCATCGCGGAGTGAACACCACGCAGGAGTAGAGCGATGTCTTTCGTGCGACGCTACGACGGGTACTACCCGGGCAACGATGTGATCTCGCAGATCGAGGGGCCGGTCATCGTTCGGCTCCCGCCGCCGTCGCCGATCAACGGTGTCCAGCAGGGCACCGTCGGACTCGCCGGCGAGTTCGCCGACGCCACGTACGCGGTGAAGGTGAGCGCGACGACGGGGCAGATCAGCTCGAACCCGCGCGCGGTGCAGATCATCGTGCCGCAGGACGTGCAGAACAAGCTCGGAGGCTTCGACGAGCTGCTCGGCAACTTCGGCGGCGAGATGGGCAACGGCTTCGTCTCGCTCCGCAACAAGGCGTTCGCTGGCCTGGTGTGCGTGCCGGTCGACAACATCACGCCCGCGACTGCAGGGCAGTCGTCGTACGGCGTGCGCTTCTGGCGTCACCTCCCGACCAACCAGAGCGCGACGATCCCCCAGCCCATCGTCCCGGTGCAGGCTGCGACGGTCGCCGCAGGTCGCCAGTTCGTCGACGGTGGCGGGCATCGCGTGCGCGTTGCGTCCGCGTTCTCATTCGGCGGGCAGGCGGCGTACCTCTCCGGTGTCGATGGCAGCGTGACGGCAGGCGGTGGTCCGGCTGCACACCAGACCTTCCTGTCGGCTGGCGGCAACTTCATCGCGAACGGCGTGAAGGTCGGTGACATCGTCGTCCTCGGCGTCATCGGCGGTGCGCTGGGGCTCGGCTCGAACGCAGGCACCTACCGCGTGCAGGCAGTCACCGACGCCACGCACCTCGAACTCGAGATGCTCGACGGCTCGAACTTCAACTGGACGAACTCGCCGACGACCAACCTGCCGTACCGCATCCACGTTGCAGCGACGGCGGACACTGCGGGCGCGGTCAGCTCGCAGCACGTCGCCATCGCAACCGCGTCCGGGTTCAGCGTGCCTGTGCGCCCGATCGACGCGAGCATCGCGATCAGCACGTCGCTCACGCCCTCGGTCGTGCCGTCGACGGACACGGCCACGGCGTGGGACCCGCTGTCGGGCCTGACGGGCATGACCTCGCCGACGACCGGTGACGGTGCTGGCAACCACTCCGTCGTCTACGACGCGAACATCCATGTGAACAACGGCGCCGGCACCGCACAGCTCGACGCGCGCTACACGGCGGCGATCGACGCGATGCTCTCGCAGAAGGCACCGGCGAACGGCATCAAGATCGTGCTCGCGTCGCGCAAGCGCGCCACGATCCGCGAGAAGATCAAGGCGCACGTGCTCGCAGCACGCGCGGCCGGTCTCACGCGCCGCGGTATCTGCGCGCCGGATCTCGGTGTGCAGGCGACGAGCTCGGTCATCGTGAACACCGAGCCTGGCGTCGGCGCGAACCGCAGCGAGCACATCGACTACTCGTGGCCCTACTGCACCACGACGATCCCCGAGGCGGTCGGCTTCGCGCTCACCGGCGCGGACGGCAGCACGGTGCTCGACGGCACGCTCGACACGCCGTTCGACGAGTGGCTCGCGTCGCTCGAGTCCAACCTGCCGCCCGAGAACAACCCGGGCCAGACGGCACCGCCGGTGCCGACGCTGCTCGCTTCGGTCACGGGTTACGGTCGCGGCATCCCCGACCTGCAGATGAACGACTACATCGCGCTGAAGGCAGCGGGTGTGGCCGCGCTGTTCATCGACCCGGGAACGAACCAGCCGGAGATCGAGTCGGGCGTCACCACGTCCCTCGTCTCGAGCGA